CCTGCTTAACTATATCGTGGCCGAAAGCGCAGCGACTGCTTTAGGCACTATTCCCGTAGTTAGAGAGGTAGCCGCCGGTTTAGCCAGCGGGTACGGGTATAATGGCGGCGCAGGTAATATAGCATTTGAAGCGGCCGCTAAATCTTTCCAAGGGGTGACAAAATATATCGACGAGCTGGGTGAGGAGGAGTTTGTCTCGGAGGATGGAGATTATGAGGCGCGCGCCCGTAAACTTGCGCCCTATATCCTTCTCGTCAGCGTGCTGTTCAAGGCGCCGGGTGTGCAGATAAACCGTACAGCAGACGGCCTTGCTGCCTACTTTGACGAGGCCGATGACTGGAACTGGACTGACCTTGTCCGGGGCTACAGCGCCGAGCGCGCAGAGCGACGGCAGTAGAAATGTCAACCCCTTTCGTGATATAACGAGCGATACACGCGGAGCCGCTACATGACAATTTCCAGCCAAGACGCCCGCACAGGGCCATACAACGGCAACGGTAGTACGACCGAGTTTGCGTATGACTTCAAGGTCATCGATCAGGCCCACCTCGTCGTCACCCTGAAGGACAGCTCGGATGTCGAGACGGTCCAGACGATCACGACCCACTACACCGTAGCTGGCGTTGGTGACGCCGGCGGCGGCACCATCACGATGGTTACGCCACCAGCCTCCGGCGAGACCCTGACCCTCAGCCGCGCCGTTCCGCTGACGCAGGAAGTGGATCTAGCTAACCGTGGCGGCGTGCAGCCAGAAGTGCTGGAGACGGCATACGATAAGCTGACGCAGGCTCTGCAGGATCAGGAAGAGCTGCACGCTCGCGTGCCCCGGTTCCCGGTATCTTCTTCTCTGACTAACGTAGAGCTGCCCCTGACCCTTACCGCAGGCGCTGCCCTGCAGGTCAACAGCACGGGCGACGGCTTCGAGAATGGCCCGACTGCTGACGAGATTACAGCCGCACAAGCATACTCCGCTGCAGCAGAAGCCGCGCTCGATGAGTTTACCGACCTCTATCTAGGCAAGAAGACCTCGGACCCCGCGCTGGACAACGACGGGGCGGCGCTCCAAGACGGAGCCCTCTACTTCGATACTACTAACAATGTGATGAAGGTCTACGACCTCGGGACGACGACGTGGCTCCGCACTACGCCGACCTCCGGGGATCAGGCCAATATCAACACGGTCACTGGTATAGCGGCCAACGTCACTACAGTTGCAGGTATCGCCAGCAACGTCACCACCGTAGCAGGTATTGCTAGCGACGTTTCGGTAGTCGCAGCAGACGGCGCTGATATTGGTGTCGTAGCTGCAGACCTTGGTGGGTCCGACACTGTCGGCACGGTTGCTGGTATCGCCAGTGACGTTAGCACGGTAGCCGCCATCAACGCTGATGTGAGTGCAGTAGCAGCGGATGCCACAGATATTGGCACCGTGGCTGGCATCTCCGCTAACGTGACGACTGTGGCGGGCATCTCCGCCAACGTCACTACAGTTGCCGGTATCAGCAGCGACGTGACTACGGTTGCTGCAGACGGCACCGACATCGGCACCGTTGCTACAGATATCGCTAACGTCAACACCGTAGCCGGGATCTCCGGCAATGTAACAACCGTCGCTGGCATCAGCAGCAACGTCACCACAGTTGCCGGGGTGAGCAGCGACGTGACGACGGTGGCGAACGTAGCCAGCGACGTGACAACGGTCGCGGGGATCAGCGGAGATGTGGCGAGCGTGGCCGCTCAGGTTGTCGGCTACGCCTTTAGCACCACGACTACAATGGCCGACCCCGGCTCAGGTACGGTGCGCTTCAACAACGCATCGGTCTCCAGCGTCACGGCTATTGCCATCGATGATCTGGACAGCAACGGCGTAGACCAGTCCCCCTACATTGCCCTGTGGGACGACAGCACCAACACCGTCAAGGGCACGCTGGTCTTCCGCACCAGCGGCAGCGACGTTGCCACGTTCAACATCACCGGCCTCACAGATAACGCAGGCTGGTTCGAGCTGGCAGTTACGCACGTTGCATCAAGCGGCACGTTTTCTAATGCCGAGGATACTTACATCGGCTTCACCCGCGCTGGCGACAAGGGCGTTGATGGTGCTGGGTCGGGCGACGTGTCCGGCCCCGGCTCGGCTACCGACAATGCTATTGTGCGGTGGGACGGCACCAGCGGCCAGCTTGTGCAGAACAGCGGCGTCACAATCAGTGACGCAGGCGCGATCACCGCAACGGCAGGCGGGAGCCTCACCGGCACATGGTCAGATCTAGGCTCAGTCACGACCGTCGATATCAATGGCGGTACGATTGACGGCTCCACCATCGGTGCAGCAGTAGCGGCGGCTGGTAACTTTACGAACATCGACTTTACCGGAAACCTTACGCAGAACGGCTCGCCGTTTACGTCAGGAGGCGGCTACTTCAAAGGCGAGAACGGCACTATCGGCTCCAACGCAGGCGACATCTTCCGCGTGAATGAACAAGAGCTAAACACTGACGTAACTATTGCATCGACCGAGAACGCCTCCGCAACGGGGCCGCTGTCTGTCGCAAGCGGCACGACGCTGACCGTTGATGGCAACCTCTCGATTATCTAGGAGCGGCTTATGAGTTCACTATCGGTTGACGCCATCACCGCAAAGACGGCGAACACAAACCTTACGCTGACGGGAAGCGGCACTGGCAAGGTAGTGCTTGGCGACGGCAGCTTAGTGCTGCCGGATGCAGACGGCACTTCCGGTCAGTTTCTTCAGACCAACGGTAGCGGCACGTTATCGTTTGCATCTGTTGCCGACGCTGGTGTTGTGCAAGTCAAAGGGGCGTACAGCGATGCCTACGCTACTCACGCGAATACTAGCGTCCTTGCTCCAGCAGACATCCTGAGCGTGTCAATCACGCCAACCAGCGCATCAAACAAGATACTGGTCATGGGCTTATTTAGCGGCAACAGCGACAATAGCGCTATTCAGTATATGGGCATTAAACTAGTTCGTGGAACAACCGAAATTGGGTCCGGTGACAATACGACACGCAACGGCACCGAAGGCGAACTTCATGCGGCGTCCTCGGCTCAGAATTATTCAAAGCCGGACAGCATTAGCGCGTTGTTCCTAGACAGTCCCGCTACAACCAGCGCCACAACGTACAAGCTACAAGCATTTGCTAATTATTTTGGCTCAGGTTTGGGTAGCTTGACGTTGGTCCAGAACTCCGGCGGTTACAACTACAACAATACGGAACAAGGCGTCGCAACTACTAGCCTTATCGTGATGGAGGTGACGCCGTGAGCAACGCCCTAGCAATTACGCGAGCGATACTTAGCCTCCAACCAGACGGCGAACTCTGGCGCTTCAGTGTCACCGGGCAGACCAGCGACGAAGCCTCATTTGCCGCCAACGTAACGTGGCAGAACGGCTCCGCGTTGACGACTTGGAGCGCAGTTTCTGGGGCGCTGCCAGCGGCAACCGACAGCGTGGCGATGACCGCCCTACGCGCCGAGCGTGACCGCCTGCTGGCCGAGACCGATTGGTGGGTGCTGCCGGATCGTACAGCTTCAGCCGAGCAGCTTGCGTATCGCCAAGCTCTGCGCGACCTACCCGCAACCACTAGCGATCCGGCTAACCCCGTTTGGCCGACGAAGCCGGAGGCGTAAATCATGTCCACAGTCAAAGCTAATACAGTCACTGCCTCGACGACTAACGGCAACGTCAGCATCGTCGGCAACGGCACCGGCAAAGTCACGCTGGGCGACGGCAACCTGATTTTTCCAGACGCTGACGGTAGCGCGTCTCAGTTCCTTCAAACTAACGGTAGCGGTACGCTGTCGTTTGCCAGTGTCGCCAGTCCGACAATTAGCCAGTCGTTTGAAAGTTCCGCGCAGACGCTTTCTGCTGACAGCGAAGCGACTGTGGCGCATGGCCTTGGGGTGGAGCCAGAGTTCATTAACCTTATTCTGGAATGTACGTCAGCAATTGATGGTTATTCTGTTGGCGATCACCTTCATTTTGGCGCTGGGTATAACTATGCCGACCGTGGATTAAGCTGTTGGGCAGACAGCACTAATGTCTATTTGACTACAGGCGTCAACTTTATTCTTGCCCGCAGAACTGCGGGGCAGGTAGGCGATACTTCGTATGCTGCTTACAACGAGTTTGACGTGATTGTGAGGGCTTACGCATGACCCAGCGTTTCTACATTAACTCTGATGGAACTTATGCAGGCTCATACGATGGGCCTGATGCTGGCAATCCGCACGCAGGAAAAGTTGAGGTACCTAGCTGCCCGACATCAAGTCATCTGGTTTGGGATGGCGCGCAATGGACCGGCCAAGACTGGAACCCAGTAAGGTCGAAGCGCGTCGATCTGCTTGTTGAGGCAGATCACCTCGTCAACATTGCGGCTGACGCTGGTGACGCCGCCGCTGAAGCGGCTGCGCGCTCTTATCGGCAGGCGCTGCGCGACATCACCAATCAGGCGGACCCGTCCAACCCGACGTGGCCGACAAAGCCGGGGGC